GCATACATGGTTTCTGGTTGAATGTAAACTGGTGAGTCGAACACAAATTCTGTATAGGTTGTTTCATCCAAATATTGTGGAGAAGCAGATGCTTTAATTTTGTATGCTGGTAACGTAACAATAGAGTTGTCTAATGTTGCACCATTTGGATAACCATTTAAAGTTCCAACGATAGACAAGGTCACAGGAGCTGTATCACTTGTAGGTTTAGTTGCAAAGAATACTCTAATAGATGTTAAGTATGCACCATTAGGATAGTTGTCTCTGTCAATAATAAATGTTTGTGCTACAGGATCATATGGTGAATACCAAACACTCTTGTTGTATTTGTTTTGTGTATCATATGATATCAAAGTTTGTTTCTTAACTTGTGTGAAGGTGTCTTTTGCACCAGATGGTGATGCACCAAAATCAATGTTTTGTTTATTGATTTGTAGACCTGTTGCATAGAATGAACCTTCACCGAAAGTGGTGATTGTTGATTCGTTTCCATTGTAACGGTTGTCCATACGGAACACTCTTGTTCCAGTTTGGAAAGTATTTTCTGGAATAGTAAAGATGCCGTAGAAAGAACCTTCTTCATCAGTCTTGAATGAACCGATAGAATAGATATCGTTAACAGAACAGGTTATAGCTGTAGTTAAGGTTATAACCTTTGTTGATCCATTGTATGCCGATACTATGGCTGATTGACCAACTCCATTTCCAGAGGTGATGTATAGTCTTTCTCCAACATAGTCAGAATTATTTGATGATGCCAAACTAGACAATGTTAATGTTGTAGAGTTGGTAACAGCTTGAACCAATCCACCATTGTGTTTCTGACTAACAAAAGAACCTTGCGCTGTGCTTGTTTGATAAACACCATCACTATCAAAGAAGGCATTTTGTAATGGATTTCCGTTGTGATAAGTTGTTGTCTTACCATCAGCGGCAACATACAATCTTGAATTGTTTGAATTTGGATATTCGTATATGCCAATAATTACACCAGTAGGAACAAATGTTCCTGCTGAATAGTAACCAACGATATCACCTTGACTGAATGTTCCAACCACATTTTGCAATTCAATTTCATTTGTTTTCTTAATGTAGTTGTCAACAATCTTTGTGTCAAAGAAACCGTGTAGTTCAGTTTTGTATAGTAGATTGAAAGCTCTAACAATAACTTCTTGTTTTCTTATCCAAGGAAGAATACTAATGTCGTTGATGTATCCGTTGTTCAATGAATATGTATTATCCAGTTGACTATAATTACCAACGATATCGGTTCCGGATTGATTTGTTGTGGTCTTATACGTTTCTGTTGTGAAGGTTTCTGTAATGTGTTCAGTATAACCAACGTTTCTTCCGTATGGACCATCAAATCTTCCGTGATTTTCATGGTTAACATTGTAAGATTTTGTTTTTACATCTTTATCTGTCAGAACAGTTGTTGCGGAAACTGTTTGCCAGTCACCAGTAAACAAGGTGTTCAATTCGTTTGAACTTTGCCATACATGCAAGTCTGGATCCACAATCAACAACGATGGTGAATATGATGTGTCTACCCAGTTGTCAACGTTTGGTGACAAAGAGACTAATCCTTTTGCACTGGTAACAGAGAAAGGATTGATGTTGACGGTTCTACTTGCTAACTTTTGTGCAACTATATTGGTTTTAGTGTATGGTAGTGAGAAGTAGTTTGTTGTTCCGTTGTTTGTTCTCGCAAAATTCTGAGCCGAAATATCAGAATTTGTGGTATTATTCATACTGTAAATCAAAGAAAGATTCTTCAACGGGAAGTTTTTGACAGTTTGTTTTGCTGTCATTTGTTTTGTTCTACGGTTGATAGATGCGTTAAAGTCACCTGTGCCAACATCTGACGCAGCAAAACTTGAGAAGTCATCAACCATAATACCGTTCTTAAATCTATTCAATCCATATGCATCAGAAATTTGCAATGAGTTTGCATTTTGTTCCAATGCACTTAACGATGTGTAGTATTCAATACGATTAATTCTTGTGTCCAAACCAGCAATGTCTGCCATTGTATAACGGCGGTGCTGTGTAACATTTATTGATAAGTCGGACAAACCAGAAGATAGTTCCGAAGGAACATAACTTGTATATGGTTTGTGTGTGATATCAGCCAACACCAATGATTTGTCTGGTTCATTAGGTGAAATAGGGTTGATAGAAGGAGAACCTTCAATCACTTTAATTTGTTTGTCTTTTGTAATTACCAACTTATCTTTTCTTCCAAGATAGTATGAATAATCACAAACAAATGTGGACAAATTAGATGGTTGTAATACACCCAATCTAGTAGATGATGGGTTAGAATAACGGAAAACAAATTCCGTTTGTGTGTTTAATCTAGAAGGTCTAAAGTCGAGACAGTCTCTTAACGCATAAGAAGCACCATGATTACTTACGAAAACTGGAATCTCTCTGTAATCTTCAGGTGAACTTGAGTTATCGATGTATGACATTTTACTAAAGTAACCATCACCACCTGTGTGTTTGTAGTAATCTAAAATAATCAACAAGTTACCAACAGGTTTAGCTGCACCAGGTCTCAATGAGATTGAAGCGTGGTCGTAGTAAGAATCTCTTTGACCGTTATCGAAAATGTATCTGTTGGTCACATCATAAGATGGATTTGTCAACATCGCCACCGTTGGATATACATCACCTTTGGTGTCAATGATTTTCAATATTCTTTTAACGTCAGACAGATATAATGATTGGTTTCCACTAGACAATACACCAGCTTGTTTAATGTATACGTGACCAGTTGAACTAGCAGAATCATCCACAAATGTATTTGTATTAACTTGTGTCATATATCCTGAAGTATTGCTACTTACAGCATTTGTGTTGCCCTTCACCAAGTTTTTGATTCTTAGAACGTGACTTGTGTTTGTTCCATCTGTAACAAATACCTTGGCAATAATAGTTGCGGTAAATGCCGACAAATCTGATGTTGCAGTAGTAAAGTTTGCAACAGAACCATCATTGTTTAATGTAACACTTCTGCCATTGATTGTCCATGGAACAATCTGACCGTTTGTCAATGAACTATTTGATTGTCTATCAGTAACAATGATTGTGTAACATTGTTCAACAACATCACCAGAAAGTGTTGTGCCTTCGTTACCCAAGTGTTTAATTACACCAGCATAACTTCCAGTGAAGTCGATTGTAGCGGAAATTGTTCCACCTGATACGTTGAAGTTAACACCCTTGATTTCTTGGTATGTTGTGTAAGAAGGTGATGTGATGGTTGAAACGTATGGATTACCAATTGGGTATACCATTTCAGGTATGTTTGGATTCTGGAATACGGTATCACCTGATGAAATGTTTCCTACTTTTCCTGTAACATCAATCTCTGCACTTGCATAGATGCGTTTTGGATAAGTTGAACCTGTGAACACCATAGATTCAATGTCTGGTGTATTAAAGTTCAACACATAAACAGATGAACTATCTGGTGTAACACTCCATGGTTGACTTACTGTTGCAACTCTGGTTGTTCCATTATAGTTGGAGATTGTTCTTGTTTCACCTGCGTTTGTTCCCTTTACGATAGAAACGTCTACACCCTCATACGCACCATTAACTGTGGAAGTTTTACCATTAATGCTTGCTAATGTAATCGATGTTGCGTTTGCAGAGATAACGTTTGCAGAAATGGATTTGTTTACCAAATCATAGATGTGTGCTTTGTAAACGTATGTTGATCCATCAGCTGCAACAGGACTATTATCAAATTGTAAACCACGAATGTAAGCTGTTGCAACCAACGTTGAGTTATATGTGTTGGTGTTTGCTGTATTGATATCTGTGTTTGCAACGCAATGGAAATCTACTGTGTTAGCTGTTGTTACAGGGAATGTATATGTTCCAGAACCGGCAACATTACTTACTAAGAAATAACTACCATAATCAATAAATGTTGGTTCATTATCTTGTGATGCAGTTGTTCTTGCACGATTGGAAATTAAATTTAATGGTGAAGGATTTTCAACACGATAACCATGAACATATGCTAAACCTTTACCAACACTTAGTGTGTATTTGTCAGCATCTTCTTCATATACTTTTGGTGTTAGTTTGAATTCGTCAATGATGTAGTCACCATTGGTTTCATAGTCACGCTTTGCAAAGTAATCATCGATGGCTGCATACACAGAACCATCAACCATTTTGTATACACTACCATCTTCAACACGGACCAATTCAATAAACAAAGCATCGTCACCAAAATACAATGGTCTAGAAGATAGTTGCAAACTGATTACATAACGGTCTGCACCTGGAGCCTGATAGTTGGATGCACCAACTGCTGGATCCAATAATGAATTGTCTGTTGCATAATCATAAATTGTTTCTGTAATTTCCAAACCAATACGTCTTGATGGTGTGTTACCATACTTGTCTAAGATTACAGTCTGTGGATTAACTTGAACAAAGTTGCCCAAAACATAGAATACACCTTGTGCAATTGAAGCGATTGAAGAAGAACCAACCGCATCACTTGGCATAGCTTGGCAAGTTAGGTTGGAGTCTGCATCATAGATGATATCGTTGTCTGTGAAATGTGTTCCTGTTTTATAGGAAACAATAAGTGTTGGTGGATCACCTTCACCCGCAGTTCCAGTTGCTACAGCTGTAGTCAACACTCTAGCAACGATTGTTCCGTCTGCGTTTCTAATTAATTTATTTTGGAACTGTTCAACATCAACGGCAATACCATTGTATTCTGTTTGAATTTTGATATACTTTACATCAAAGTTTGTTGTGACCTGACCACCACTAACGGGTGAGTTTTGCTTAAAGATGTTGTCAGCGAAACTTGTGATTTGATTTTGTAATATTGTTTGTGCTTGCGTTAACTCTCTGGCTTGCACAGCAACACCAGGTTTAAACAATATACGGTGGAAGTTTTTTGTTCCATCGAAATCGTCATAGTATGGATCAACGTTAAAATTTAAAGCCATTTTTTTCCCTTAGAAACCTAATACGAATCTGAATTGTTCTATACCATCAGCACTTCTTTGAACACCAGCCCTGTTCTCAACATAAATCAAATAACCAGAATTCACTGCAAAGTTTGGACTGTTATACGACAATAATGTTCTTGTTACTTTAGACGATTGACCAAATATTGGACTGTTATTTGATGGAGTTCCGGTTGTATTTATCAGCCTAATCATATTGGAATCAGCTTCAAAATTCAAAACTGTCCCATAAAATGTAGGATTATTTTCTGTTCCTTGATAAACAAATTCGTCTGGTGTGTAACCTGCATCCGATCCAGGTGCAACGATTACGTTTGTTGTTGTGCTGTAGATAGCTCCGTTTGCTGGTTTTGGATTAGATTGTTTTGTGGTTGGATTAACCAAAATACCCACTTGATGATAGTCAATCTCGGTTGGAACATAACCATTTTCATCACCATCAAACTGTGCGGTCAACATGATGTGTTCACAACCCAACTCAGATATTGGGTCGAAACCATGGCCACCAACAGGTGAAGTTGCCCAAGTTACAACTGCATTGCTACCGATTGCGGACGTAATTGCAATATTGGCATAGGTATAGTTACCACCTGGATTAACAACAATAATATCACGTATAGAACCACCAGATGACAATGGTTCTACGTTTGCTGATGCGGTTGCACCTACTCCGTCACCTGTAATTGTTACATAGACCACGGCGTTTACGGTGTCATATCCTGAACCACCATCAACAACGTTGATAACATCTATACTGCCTGCGCCAGCGGATGTTACCAGTGGATTTGGTGTGTTTGATCCGATTTGAATTGGCATCCATTCTTTGTCCATGAATTTCAATTTCAAACCGGTATCAATTGTATACATGAACTTCCACTTATATCCATCGTCACCTTGGAAGATTCTGTTAGCAGAATATGTTCCTGGTTCAAAGTATGGTTCTCTTGTGGATAGACCATCATTATTGTTCCACAAACACTTGAAAACTTGGTCGTATTTGTTCTTCACGTAAAATATTTTAGTTAAATAACCATTCTCATCTTTAACTAACATATCAACATCATCACGGAAATAATCATAAATTGTATTTTCGGTCCAATCAACTCTTTGTATGATAGGACAAATATCACTTGTCTTAATTTGTTTTGCAACAAAGATATTTTTTTGAATTTGTTTTATGGTCTTTAAATCACCAGAAGGAACTGGAGGATTATTTTCATCTGGCCAAGGAGTTGGCTTTGATAAGAAACAATAATAAGAATTTATTGGTGTTGTAATTGCCGGTGGAACCACCGCAACAGGTGCGAAATACAATAGGTCTATCTGTGAAACCTTTGATGCGCTTGTAAGTAAATTTTTATTTGCCATGATTTATTTATTATTGGTATGTGGCTGAAACATATGTATTTGCAAGGTCACCATCAAAACTAAAGTATCTTAGATAACAGGTTTTTGTTGCACCTAAGTTAAATGATGTTGCACCTACTGTGGAATTAATTGCAGAACAACCATGTGTAATTACATGTTGTTGACCAGATGTATTAGTAATAATCACATCGACAAATTTTCCTGTAACAAAAGAACTCAATGTTACCACCAAATCAGCTGCAATATTTGCTTTGACCATACCTGAATTTGAAAAACTAACAGTGATTGCTGTTTGAGATCCTGGAAATATATTTGGAGTTCTAATTGTATTGGCCGCATACAATGGTCCTGATACTGTTAATGTTCCAGGAACTGTCAAGTTTTGTTGAACAATAATTGAAGATGTGTTTTGTAAAGATGTATTTGCATAATCATATGCAGCATTTGCTTGGTCATATGCGGAAGCAACAGTTGTTGTGTTGGTATTCGCTTGAGTAAATGCACCGTTAGCAAACGATGCGGCTGAATTTGCAGCGGAATAACCAGAGTTTGCTCTTGTGAAGGCTGCATTGGCAAAGGTTGCGCCAGAGTTGGCTGCAACAAATGCACCATTAGCAAACGATGCTGCTGAATTTGCTGTTGCGAAACCAGAGTTTGCTTTTGTAAATGCACCATTAGCAAATGATGCAGTAGTGTTTTGTGAATCGTAAGATGAATTTGCTCTGACAAAAGCTGCATTAGCAAATGTTGCTGCTGAGTTTGCTGATACAAAAGCTCCGTTAGCAAATGTTTCCGCAAAAGTTGCTGATGAATTTTGTGTAGAACCATCTGCAAAAATTATAGGTCTTTTCAGTAACTCCAAACCTTCATCAGAAAGTGTTGCATAGTAATCGTTTGCGGTTGATCCACCAACCAAGAATTTAACATATGTTCCTGACTGTGTTGAACCTATAATTAAATTACCACCAGAAGATGACAAGTCATCACCAACCGATAACACATAAGAGTCTAATGGTTGTATTGCGTCCCAACCAGGATAGTTGTATGTTGAACCAGCAATACCAACATCAACAAAATTTTTCGTATCTGTTCCAACATCAGATGTAACAACATAGTCAGCTGAACCATCACCATCTTTGTTTTGTAAGTTAATTTGCAAATAACTTGTGTTGTTTCCTACAAATTGACCAATCACACCAGGGAAAACAATATCATTGTTACCAACATTCAATACGTTGTTGGCAAACAAACTGTGTGATAACGTTTGTGCTGTGAATTGACCAGTAACTCCAGAAACTTTATCAACACCAATCATTATGGTGTTGGCTGTATTAGAATCTAAACGTGTTATTTCTGATAACTGAGAAATTTTTACTGTTGACATTGATTACCCCAATAGGATTATTTTTCCATCTTCTGTTGTTATTGTAATACCATCTTCTGTTGTTAGTTCTGGTATGTATGCGAGTCCAACAGGACTTGTTATTTTAATTTGACTTGATGACAACGAACTGTTGGCAACAAATGTTCTCTTTACTGACAAATAAGAATTGGTTGTTGAACTTAGATTTGATGTGAGATATATTTTCTTGTTCACATAGTCAACTGAATTCACAACTTTGCTTGTATTATTATCAACAAGAATTACATCACCTTTATACACAATATCTTTTATTGGGTATTCAGAATCAGTATAATTTCCATTGTTCATTAGGTCATAAAGACCTGTCAAAGATGTAATATTTAGTGCGTTAGAACCAGAATTACCTGTTACCACCGCAACGTTTGCATAGGTTAACCAGACATTACTTGCGAGTGTGATTGTTCCTTCATTACCATTTACACCGATAATTTCAGAATAAACATTAGGTCCATTCTTGGTTTGTATATGTATGGTCGATTCGTTTGGAGTTATAAACGTTTCCAAATTTGCACCAAGCAAATGAGAAAACTTAATTACATTATTACTCTTATTGGTAAAATCTGTTACAATTTCTACGGCATCATTAACATATGCACCAAGATAATAAGATAACGGCTTAGAAGTATACACCGATTGCAATGGATGTATATTTAAGTTGTTATAAGATTTTAATCCATAACGGCCCAATACATTTGATCCGACAGGATGTAATAGACCTAATAAAACTTCTCTATACTTTGAAATCTCTTTATCAACGGTGATTAGATATGTAAAGTTGTTGTATCTATCATCCTGCATAATGTCAAACGAACTTGGTTGACCTTGTGTGGTTAAGTATTGACCAGAACCAATAACAAGACCGTTCAAGAAAGTTGCATTTGCTTTTGCGGAACCATCACCATATGAAATGTAACCTTGTTTGTTATAATTTCTGGTAAATACTGTTCTGTTTCCTGACGCATCATAATATGAATATGTCTTTTCAAATTGTGGGAAGGCAGAGTTTGCCATCTTCAAATTGATATTTCTATCTTCACCCAATATCTTCAACATTAAGTTTGGATTTGGATTTGCGTTGTAGTTAAAGACTTGTAGATTATACAAAGACAATTCTGTGTTTGCATCTGGTGCCAATAGAGAAATCGAATTTACTCTGGCTGTATATGTGGACAGGTCGATTGTTGGACCTTGGTAAATATATTCACCCTTACGTGGTAAGTTTTCTATTGCCACATTTGAAACAACAATGTCTTGAACCTTTAAAGAAACACCAGGTTGTGATGAGTAATCTTCACCGTAATTTTCTAGTGCAATTGATGTGACTGAACCTACTCGGTCAACAACCAAAGAAAACTCTGCGCCTGTTCCTAATATTCCAGGAACAGTTAGTATTGCACCTGATGCCTGTGCATTTGCCGATTGAACTGTTACTGCTGGTAAGAATTCGTTTTTGTATCCGGTTCCACCCAATGGATACATTGGAAATGGATCATTAGGATTAAACACATAAGAAATTCCTGTGATAGTTCCGTTTGCACCAACAGATGTAACGTTTGCGTATGCACCACGACCAGAACCACCACTAAAAACAATCTTATCGTTTGCTTGATACCATCCACCACCTTTAATGATTTGTATTGGTGCTAAGATACCCAATGGTGCAATATCAGAATGTGCGGCTGAATAGGTATCAAATTCATCTTCTGTTGGTATGGTGGATGTAACTTGAATATCTGGTATGGCAGCAATACCGCCACCACCATTATCGACAACCATACTAAAGATTGAACTTGTTTCTAGTGTTGAGAATGAAAGTGCATCAATCAATCTTGTGTTGGCATTTGCACTGGCCATATTTGCGAAAAAGAATTGACTGTTGCCAATAACAACATCATCTTTGAAACCAATAACATCGGTTGTTATGTAACTTACGTTTGCTCTTGCATTACCTGGTGCTGGTGCAGTTGTTATAATTGCACCACTTGCCAAAGGATTGGATGATTCTACTGTCGCTGTCAAACTCACAACTGCACGAGCATTTACTGAAGGCATATACTTTATGCCTGTAATAGCACCGTTTGCATCTACACTGGTGACATATGCAAACGCAGAATTAGAATGGTTAACTCTATCGTTGATTCTGTAACCTGTTCCTGCGTTAACAATCGTGTAAGATGGTGGTAAGTAATCTGATAGTGCATATACGTTTGCTTTGGCACCACCACCATTGAGAACTGTTACGATTGTATTTGGTTTCAATGAGTAACCAAAACCACCATTGACTACGTTAATTCTTTGTAGAGAACCTTTGGTTGTTTCTGAAACGATTGCCGATGCACCAACACCATTAACAGGATCATCCATGCCATCATACACAACAACAGGATCACCAGGTTGATATAATGCACCACGTTTTTGTGAATTGATTTTAATTTGACTGACTTGACCTACAATTTTTGCTGTAAGTATTTCACCATCAAACAACACATCTTGGTTGTTGGAGTCTACAATTTTAACAAACTCACCAGATTGAAACAAACGTTCAATATCGGAGATAAAGATTTCTGTTTTGTCACCAACCAATACAGCGGCTTCGATAGTTGCAATCGATTTGGATTCTATACCAAATACTCTAAGATTTTTGGTATTTAAAAAATTTCTATTACTTGATGCAAGTTTTAAACTCTTAGAAACATACCATGTTCCAGCAGAGGCTTTAAATACTGCTTCTTTAGTGTTGAAAACTTCAAAATCAGAATTAAATAGAACACGAAACAGGAACTCATATGATGCTGGTGTTCCTTTTGTTTGGTATAGTTGTCTGGCAACCTTGATTGTTTCTTCTTTACTAAGAAGTGTTTCCTTAGGAAAGAACGGAAGAAAATCATTTGTGAAGTAGTCTAAGAATTCTTCAGTTGTTTGGTCTACATCTTTGTAAGATAAAAGATTTTTTGTTCTATCTGAAACCTTACCTGTCTGTTCCATCCATTCATAGTATGCCTTCAGGAATGTATGGAAGTTTTCGTAATTAGAATTATCACGGATGTGTTCCGGTAACTGGTCTTTGACCAATATAGATGTTAGTTGTCCTGTATCTATCATGTTGATTTAGCTGTTACGTTAACAATGATTGATTGTGGATCAAATTCATCTACTGTAATAATTCTATTGTAAGTTGATGAAATGATTGTGGAAACTGGTTTTGCCGTCACAGTTAGTTGACCTAATGGATTGTCAACTTGAATTGGTGCAAAAGCATTCAATGTAATAATACCACCTTTATAATCTACTGTTCCAATGTTGCCGTTGAATACGGTTTTAACATTCAAATCACTATTGTAATATGTTCTCAATGTTCCATATTTACCTTCAAGTGTGGCAGTTGCTGCAGCTAATGTTCCTGTTGTATCGTTTGCAGCATTAGTAATCTTTACGATTGCTGAGGTGTAACCTGTTCCTTTGTTCAGAACTTTAATTTCTCTGACCACACCATTGATAACTACAGCTTGAGCTGTTGCACCAGAACCATCACCTAAAATGGTAACTGTTGGTGGTGACTGATACCCGAAACCAGGGTTTGTAAGTGTGATAGACTCAACACCACCTGTTGATGAAGGAACTTCTTCGATAATCAAACCTTGGATTGTTTGTGCCAAGTTTAGTGGGTTTCTATAAACAACTGTTGGTGAACTTAAAATACCAGTCAAGAACATACCCTTATCCAACTCAGCACCATAGTGTAACTTATATGTCGTAGGTGTGGTTAGATTCGGGAAAAATTTCTTTTGTAAGTTGATTGAAATTTCGTTGGTGATGATTGATGTATCAACAGAGTTGATTAAGTTATTGAATTCAGATGCTTTGAAAGTTGAATTGAAAGTGTTTAGAGTATTTCTTGCATATAAATTGATAGCATTTTTGACAGAGGCTTTAATTTGTGCAGCAGTCAAAACAGTTTTCTTAGGATCATATAGAACGTTCGCTGTAATCTGGATGTAAGTATAATCAGGATCAACCAACGTTGGTTCAACGGTCATAATAGATATTGGTTTCAAAACATCTTTAACCAATTTTGATTTTTGATTCTCAGTTAGTGTGTAGGAACCAGATGGTTTAACACAAACGAACACACGACCATATACTGGAGGATCATTTTGTTGACCACCCCAAACATTGACTGCATCAAAAGAATAACCTAGATTATTCTGTTGTATTGCGGTGATGTAGTCATCTTGTGTGACAGCTCTTTTCTGTGATGCATAAGATTTTGGTGCTTGGAAACGAATTGAATCGATGGTTTCTCTGTTGGCACCTTGTGAAGCGGCATACACTGGAGAGATAACAATGTCTCCATAACCACCAATGGTTGACATGGCAGTAAAGTTGTTTGCACCTGAACCGTTCAGACCTCTAGTGGAAATAAATGATAATCTTACGATGTTTCCATTTTTTAAATCTTTGCCTAAGACTCCGTTACCGAAATATATTTCGTAGTAACCATTCAGACCTTCTTGCAAGAAGAACACGTTGGAATTGCCATCTAATGTCAAGAAGTCATCTGCACGTGTGAAATTTGTTATTGCTGTATTAGAAGAAGATTCTTGCACAGCAACCAAAAGTGTTGTTGTGTCAATATCTGTATTTGGTATTTTAAACAACGATTTTGGGTTTGTTCCTTTATCAACTGTAAAAGAATAGTTTTGTGCGTTGCCTTGTTTTAAGACAACATCATTAAATTGAGCAACGTTGCCTAAAACATTTACTGTATGTGTATCGGTATTAACAAAGTTGTAGTTCACACCGTCAATAGATTCTGACAAGAAATTTGTATATTTTGGTAGTGTTAATGATTGGTCAGATGTTACGTTGTTTACTGTAATGTTGATTGTGGCTGAAGGTGCGATTGCTGACTTTGGAACATAGTTTAATAGTTTTGCTTGTGAAACAACAGAGTTTCTTTGTAGTGCAGTATCTAAAAACATCTCGTTGGCAATCATGTTTAGATAATATGCATTATACTGTGTGTTGTAAGTCAAAACATCCAACAATGTGGACAAGGCAGAACCTTCATAATTATAATCTTGAAGAACACCATTGTCCTTCATATAATCTTTTATACTAGACTTTATAGAATTAAAATCTAGTTCTGTTATGTTGAAATTTGAGTTTGCACCTGCCATTTTATCTGTTTCTCTCTAAAAAAACTGTTACAGTAGTTGGTTGTGTTGCATTTGCTATAAAAAACGTCAAAGTAACATCATAGGCATTTCTGTCTGTATACGGTTTCACCACAACATTTTTAAGGTCGACTCTAGGTTCGAAATTTTTTATTGTAGTTGCAATCTCTTTTTCAAGTGCATTTGCAGCTGTAAATGATACATTTTCAAACAAAAGTGTATCAATATTTGAACCGAAATTAGGGTTCCAGTGTTTTTCGTATTTTTTGGTCAATAATATGTTTCGAATTGAACGGATAACAGCTTGGTTATCATAGCTCAAAGCGATATCACCCAACACAGGTCTCTTTGCGAGTGTGAAGTCTATGTCTGAGTATAGTTTTTGTATGTTGGTTGCCATCTTTTATTTATACGCTAGGAGTGGATTCGCTTTTTGGACTTTTGGAGCTGTCGAAAAAAATTCTTGGGCCGGAACGCAAAAATTCGAAATTTCGGTAATTA